CCCATACTTTGCATCAGAAACGTCATAATCTGTAGCTAATATGACAGTTCCCAAACTAGCAGTACCTGAGTAAGTGCTAGAGGTAGTCTTATAAACAAAGACGATACCATTGGGTCTCCACTCATCAAATTGTGTCGCGAAAGATGCCAACCAAGGAAAGGTTGAAAACAATCCAGGGTTAATTGAATAACTTGTATTAAGGAAAGCTCCAGCATTCGAAGAGGCTATGACGTCACCTAAATACTCACGGTGACGAACACGTACAGCTCCGGTCTTCCCAGCAAACTGGGGAACGGCATCTGTAGCAAAACCTCGATTGCCTAGGGTATTTGATGAGACAGTATAGTCTCCAGTACCTGCAATCCTGCCGAAGAAAGCCCCGACATCTTGACCAATGCGCTTGGATCCCATCTTAGATCCAACTGCCCCTCCCAGCGACTTTAAGGGGGCACGAGAAATTGTGTTTACAGCTCGTGAGACTTTCTCGATTTTCTTCACGGCATCTTTGATCTTAGCGATCTTACTCTTTCCTTTACCCATTTACGAATTTCCAGTGGGTGGGGGAAGAGACAAAACGGAGGTAGAATGTGTGTGTGATGTCTGACTCGAAATAATTTCAGTAATAACATCAATTGCCGCGCCTCCCCAGACACGGCCAATTTCAAGAAGGCATTCTCCAAGTTTGGGGGAGTGCCTCATTTCCAAGTGAAACTGTATGATGCGCGCCGGCATCTCACTAATTGGAAAATCAGAATCAAGCAAATTGTACAAAGCCTTTGCCCAGTTTCTAGGAACTGCTCGACCAGGAGGATAAAAGTCATGTGAACAAAATTCAAAATGACCTTCATCTTCAAAGGCTGTGGCAGACTTCAGATTTGATCCAAATCTAGCGTAAAGTTCAGCCATATTCTTTACGGGGGTCTCCACACAATCATCTCCATTGGCAACAGCATGAGTCCGAACACCTGCACTAAGACCTACCAGAGCGGCCAAAATCACACGATAACCAGAATTACTTGAAGAAGTAATATAACAACCGCTGGCCATAACGCCGGGGAAATCCTGTGCATACATTGTGCCATCGCTCAAAACAAAAACCTTGTTCATGAGACAATGGAACGCCGAAAAAGCACATCTTGCCCAGGCAGAGCCAGAGAGATGGGGGTCATTATAATCGTATGATGAGTTGTTCAGAATGCATCTGCGAGCCCATTCAAGTTTCATGATTTCGGGAGTTACAGACCAATCATGATGACTGAGATCAGTCGATACATGCTTGTCGCCTACGTATTTGATCACTTCTTTATAAAACTTGGCAATGACCAAATCATCCGTAAGACCGAGACCAGGCTTGGAAGGTATCGTAAGAAAGTTCTCGATTTCAAGAAGATTCTGTGAAGAGAAAAGTATGCGAAAAACTATTTCATCAGCTAAGCTCATTCCGCTGATCAAACGCCACATACCGTTCCGGATCTTAGACTTCTTGGTCGGTTCGTTCTTAACATGTAACTTCACTGGGTCGCAGTAGCCAGCTTTGACGAGCGCTATCGGGGTGCTGTGATTCTGCAACATATAATCAGGTTTATTATACATTCGAATGCGATTCGCAACAACCTTATAGAGCAGGTCTGAAG